TCTTCCGATCTGAAGAGGAACTCAGAGAAAGCGCTAGAAAGAACCTATCTTTAACGCGCACTAGCAAGGGCATTGCGTATTGCAGTATCAAATCTCAACCGAAAGTTTTTTCTGACGGTACGCGCTACGATTTGGCGAAACGGAAAGCGTCCCGAGTATTGCGCCTTGGGTTCCCATGCGATCACCATTCGAATTCTTCCGCCTTTGTTCCTAGACTTGGCGCGTTTGCTATTCGCTGGCATACGTTGCCAAATACCCGCGCCACCTTTCCCGCCCTTGGGCGTACCGCTAAAATATTTGTCTTTGTCTGCGAGTAAGCGATCAATCTTTCCGCGTGGAATATTCCCAAATTTGTTTGGTCGCATATTGGATGGGACCGGAACGGGGATCGCTTGACCTTGAGGGAATCTAGTCCCGCCTTTGATCTGGCGCTTCATGTATTCAGCTTGCGTGATCTTGCCCTGACCTTTTCCAAACTTGCGCGATCTGAACCCGACCTTCGCAACGAGGTTGCGCTTTGTTGATTTCTCGACTTGGACCCCGCGTTTTGTGTATGCAGTCGGATTGTCTAGGTGAATATCGAGTGCGTCTTGTAGCGTCTTGCGGACATCGAACGCGGTTGCGTTCAGCGCTTTAGAAGTTGCGAAGGGGATTTGCTTTCGCTGGATGCGGTTCAGCGATCTTGTAAGCTCTTTGATATCGGAACGTATATCGATTTGCATCCATGCAATCGGAGGAAATTACGCGTTATCGTTATCATCTGCGAAGTATCAAATCGTGTCAAAAAGTAGTGCAAACGCGTTTGCAGATTTGTGGAATCACTTACGAAGCTTGACGAAGCGATTGCCGTTATATCGCTTTTTCTTGAAGGGTCGCACTTGCGCGAATCGTTCCGGTTCCGCGAATGGATCTGGAAGAACTCCATGATAAATTTGTGCGAGTTCTTCAATCGTGACCCAAAGATTACGCCCTCGCGGTTTCGAGTATTTTGATTCGAATTCGTAGATGCGAATTAAGCCTTTACACGATCCAGGTCGTCCCTTGATCGCGAGTCCGCCAGCGATTTGTCTTTGGCGCATCTTTGCACGATCTCGCAAGCTTTCACGGTTCAAGCATCCGCAAGATTTCGTTTTGCCAGTTCGCACCGAATGATCGTCGATTTCTTTTTCCGTTCCGCAAATGCAACGATACAAACCGCGTTTCTTGCTCCAACGATCTTTTCCTGCATCGCGTAATCGTGTCAGCCTACAAGCGGAGGTTGTCAAAACAACTCCGCTTGATTAGACGTTTGCTGATCGCTTATTTGTTCAACGCGATTTTTAATCCAACGGTTTAAATCGGTGCGATGCGTAAACGTAGGCGATTTATCGTTTTTATTAATTGCATAATACTTAGCGTCTTTATTTAAAAAGATTCGATAACTTAAACGCTTACCGATAAAACGCTCTTTCGAATTACTTAATCTTTTATAATCCATTACTCGCCTATTATTTTATTTTTCCCGATATAGTTTCCGTATTCGTCGAATGCGGGATGATTTTTAAATCGGACGAAATCGTATTTAATTCCGGGAATCGCTCCAGGGCGATTTGATTCGCCCTGGAATATTTCCGTTTCGATTCCGTTTAGCGTTCCGCGAATGTTTCCGTCTGCGCATCGGCGCAGTTCGTCTTTCGGCTTTTCGACTTCAGGCGTAAAGCGAACTCGTTTTTTGAGAGCGCTTAAAGTCGTCTTCGCGGCATCGGTTCGCGATTGCGAATTTGCGTACTCTCTAGATGGGGGAGAGAAAACCCCTTTAGGGGTTTTCATCTCTCCCCCACTAGAGAGTGCAACGTTTTCGTTTTCGTGTTTCATGTCTCGTTATGCGTTTATGCGTTGCAAATAAAGCGATTACGCGTCATTCGGTGAAGTCAGAAACGGGTCCTCATTCACGAATAATTTCTGTAAATCGATTTGATTGATCGCTTTTCCTACCGCGTCAACGTGTTCTTGCGGAAATTGTTGTTGCGATGGCGTGACCTGATACGCGGTTCGATTACCGCTTCCGGTTTTCATGATCGAGATATCGTATTGGCGCGGATCGCCCCAGTTTCGGTCGTTGCCTAATCGCTCCAATTCGCGCATTAATCCGACTTGATGAATCTCGCAAATTTGAACGTTACTTTCTTCATAAACAAAGACCGGAAAAGCCCAGAATTTGATGGGCTTTTCGTCTTGTCCAAAGTTATTTTTTCCGAGTTGATTTAAGTCGATTTCTTCTTTAGTTTTCTTTCGCATAGGCATTCCGCTTGTATTAAAAGCTCGCCAGCCTTCGATCATCGAATCGTCAATAAACGCGCCGAGGATTCTGATTTTAAGCGGATTAGGATACGCTGATCCGATCGCTGAAACTTTAAGGTAAGCGCCTTGCGATTGGGACGCTTCGACTTTAGGAAAGAAACCGATTTTTTCTTCACTAATTGAGTTAAGAAAAGCGGCACTTGACATATCTTGCGGATTAGTTTTTGGCGTTTGTTCCATTGCTTTTTTCTTTCGTTTGCGATTGCGTTAATGTTTGCATTCATAAAAATACTCCTTTTGTGATACTTTCCCGCGTCAGTTTGCACGCCATGTTGAAACGCTGGTCCGAATGCTAGGACCGAAACCGATAAACGACGCTGAAGACTTGCGCGTACTGAGGGTCGCGCCGAGAGGAGAAACGCCGAATTTGCACGGGAAAGCGTTAAACTTTAATTGGTTCGATCACCCACGACCCGCCCTCTCGCTTGGCTCGCGGATAACATTTAAAGAAATAAAATTGCGGAAAAGTCCGCGCACAAACCTTGAGTTTCGTCAGCGAGTTCATTTGATTTGATTTCCCGCTGGCGTGAAACTCGGACGCCTTAATCTCGTAAAACGCAACGCCCCTCGTAGGATCTGCGAAAACCGCCATGAAATCGGGCGTATATCTCACGCCTTCGGCGAGTTTAAATGTCACGGGTTCAAAGGCATACGAGACGATCTGTTTATCGCGTGCGTACTCGTTTAAGAGTTCCGCGAAGCGTTCCTCGGTTTTAGACATCGCGCCAGGAACGCGTCGTTTCATTGGGCGGTTATGCGCTTTCATCGGCTTCGATCATTGCTTTGATGATTTCGTATGCGACTTGCGGTACGATTGCGTTTCCAAGTCCTCGCAATCGGTCCACCCTTCGGGGTATCCCATGAGCCACTCGACCCACGTTGGGTTCAGCGCTCCAGAACCTTCCGTCGCTTTCACTTTTGAAGTTAAAGTCGGAAAGCGATTTTGTTTCGGATTCACGTTTTTCGCATCGTCTGCGATTAGAGTCGGCAAAAGCGATCTCGCGACTTGCGTTTCCAAGTTTGGAAATTTGTAATTCGCGGTTTTCATTACATCCGCGGCTCCGCTCATTGCCGCTCCGCTTCTTGGCGTTGCCCACAATCCAGACTCGATCTCGTCGGTGCGGGGCGTCCACGGCGCAAGCTGGAATAGTAATCGGTTGCACGGCGTAGCCTTCGCTTTCCAAGTCAGCAAGCACTTCGTCGAGCCCCAACGTAACGTGTCCAGCAACATTTTCAGCGAGTATCCAAGTCGGCCTTGATGTTCGGATAATTCCAAACATCGAAGGCCAAAGGTGGCGGTCATCTTCCGCGCCTCGGCGCTTCCCGGCTTGGCTGAAAGGCTGGCACGGGTAGCCTCCGGTAAGTAGGAAAGGCTCGCGAAATTCAGTTGCTGGAAATTGCCGAACGTCTTCGAATATCCGAATTCTTGGGAAGTTTTTTCTGAGGACTCGCTGGGCGTATGGCTCGATTTCGCAGAATGCGATGGTTTCGATTCCTGCCCATCGGCACGCGAGGGCGAATCCGCCGATTCCGCTGAACAAATCGATATGAGTTCGAGTTGCTCCATTCATTTGCCTAACGTCAGCGGTTGCAATTTGCACCACTTCTCCCATTGCTCGCAGAATCGTTTCCATGCGATGTCGGGATCAGGTCGCGGATAGATATCGAGGTCGGGATGCGATCCCTTGTAATTGGTATCGCATCCGACGGGATCGATCCACGTTTCGAATCGTTTTGCGACGTCGTCTCTCATGCGCTTAACTCCCAACGAAATTTCAATTGACCATAAACGGGTTGCCAATTTCGATTAGGTCGATTCGTCCAACCTTTTCCCGTGTTTTTCGACTCTGCGACAATCTTAAAACCCGCACCACGCAAAGAATCACCGCTTTCGTTTTGTAGCGTATAGGTAATGAGTTTTTTGTATCCCATCGCTTTACAAGCTCGCCACGCCGCCGCATAAAGTTTTGAACACGCGTTGCGCGGTGCATCGTCATTGACGCACAAACGCAAAACTTCCGCGGTGAAATCATCGCTTAACAAACGAGCAATCGGACGACCTACAATTGCGACTCCGCACAAACCCGATTCGCTTGACAAACCGATTGCGAATTTTCCGCCTTGAGTCGGTTTATTATGTCGATGAAACGAACGCACAAAATCGTTAGCTTCGGATAGATCAAGCGGAACGAGAGTCATTTGTTCTTGCCCTCGATGAAAGCGCGGACCTCGCTCCGCATATAAATTCGCGGTCCGCCTGGATAGACGATCGAATACGGAATCTCTCCGAACTCGCGTAAAAATTTGTGATATGAAACGCCAGCAATCGAAGCGGCTTGAGTCGTGTTTATGATCTCGTTGTTCGAATCGCTAAACAGATCTTTTGAGGTTTGCGCCGTCAATGGCGCGTCTACCTTTTCCATGGTTTTTCTTATAATCAAGAACTTTTTTTTGTGAATAAACCCTAGTATTTCCAAGCTTTTGGCATTCCAATAACGGATCATCTGCAAAGTCTCGCAAGAATTTGGAGTTTGAAACCCCAAACTCTTGGGCCACTTCCCAAGCCATTAAAAGTTTTTCAGGCATCCGATTCCTTCTTGTATTGGGCCTTCATTTCAGCCCTGATTTCATCCATTTCCCTTTTCTGATCTGACCTTAAAACGGCCCCTCCAAAAACCCTGGTAAATTCCTCCAATTGAAGGATCAGCCTTTCCATGGTTTGATTCAGTCTGTTTTCTTTGTTGACATCCATTTCAAAACTCTGTATTTGTATCAATGGTTTCATGAATCCAAGGATTCAATCAATAAATCATTTACCAAAATAAAGGAAATAAATATTTTGTCAACAATTTTATTTATGGAGTCCCCAGACCCTCCCAAAAATTGGGAATGAAGCAATCAAGATCAGAGATCAGGTCTATTGTGGACCGCTTGAAAAAGGTTCTTGGGGTTTCCAGGGATGATGAAGTGGCCAAGGCCTTGGGGATGTCACCCCAGAGTCTCAATGGCTACAAGGACAGAAAGAAGATTCCTTATGATAAGATTTTGGAATTTTGCGAGAAGGAAGACGTTTCCCTGGATCATGTGATCTTAGGGAAAGGCCAGGTTTCAAACTTGGATCATACTAAACAGATTATTGATCAGAATAAACGGATTAACGAACTGGAAGGAGCCATTTCATTGGCCAAAGAATTATTGAAAGGACAAATATGAAAAATTTATGTAATGGTACAGAGTGGACAAGGAAAACCAATTTATTATGGTCCGGGGTTTTTAATAGGGGTGTTAAATGAAATATAAAGAGACTTCAATCATTGAATGCCTAGATTATCAATCTTGGGATTTACACAAACTCTGTATGTATCACATGATTGAGCTTGCTGAAATGAACAATATGAAACTGGAATTGAAAATTCTTGATGAAGAAAAATTTAGGTTTCAGACGATTGTTGAAATGAATGATTTAAAAGATCAAAAAAATTGGTTTGTGGATCTAATGCAGTTTTTTAGAAACCATGACATTGCACCGGGAAAAGTGATTTCTTTAAATCTGGAATGTCAAAGAATAAACCAAACATTGGAGATTTTAGAAAATGTCTAAAAAAAGAATATCAGCGCAAAAGATCAACGGGTCCTGGGGATGGATCGGAAGATTTCCAGATCATCCCAGGAAAGATGGAAGACCTTGTGAAAAAGTCTTGAGTAACTTTGAAAACCATCCAGCAAAACTGAACCAAAAAAAGAAATATGTTCCAGAGTCTGATGAGGTTTTAAATCAACTGATGGATCTTTGGTTTCTAAAAAGGCTGGAGATTGAAGAAGACAAAAGGAAAAACCCTTTTAAATATCAACTGGAAGATTTAGGAACCCTGGAAAATGTCATTCTGGAATATCAGAATTCCAATTATTTCAATTCCAAATTATCCAAATCAAAAAGGAAATACCGATTGAATCAGCATCAGTTCTGGATCAAGAAGCTGGGGAAGCTTAAGGTTCATGAAGTTCATCCGGGACTGATTGAAGATATCAAAGATGAAATGAGAAAAAGTTATAAACCTTCCACCATCAATGATTATCTGAATGCATTGTCAGCAGTCTATAAACAGATGGGAAACCATTGGAGAAAAAACAGAATCCCATTGATTCCTGAAAATCCAATCCTGGAAAGGGAATTAGTTGAAGAAACGATTGACAGAGTTTTGACTCTTGATGAAATGGACAGACTCCTGGATGCCACTTCCAAAATTGAAAAAACTTTGGATATTAAGGGCTTTGATCTTTGCATTAATCTGGCACTCGATACCGGGGGAAGATTGCGTGAAGTCTGTAAATTAAAATGGGATAACGTGGACCTGGAAAAAGGCTGGATCAGTTTTTTGAAAACCAAAAACAAAAGGCCCAGGACCCTGGAATTATCAAATCAGGTTTTACAGATGTTCAGGGATTTCTCCAAGGTCAGAAGAATTGACAATGATTTTGTTTTTGCAGGGAAAAAAAAGAATCATACCGAATTCAGAAAGCCCTTCGATAAAGCCCTTAAAATGGCCCGTATTGAAAACTTTTCCTTTCATGGGTTGCGCCATACCTTCGGCACTTACATGGCCCTGAATGGAATGCAACAAAACAAAATCAGTTCAGCCATGGGTCATGTCCAAACAAGATCAACTGAGCGTTATTTGCACCTTAGACCAGAACAGACTGAATCGGCTGGAATCATGGAAAACCTTAGATTAAATACCGATAAAAAACCGATAGCAGTCTAAACCCCTTGAAATCATTGAAGATCATCAACTTTGCCAAGGTTGAGGTCGCCGGTTCGAACCCGGTTTCTCGCTCCATTTCTTCAATGATTTCAACCACTTCATTTTTTTTTATCAATTACCGATAAAAACCGATAACCCTAAAATTCCACTTTTTAAGGGGTAAATTACCAATAAAAAACCGATAAAATTTAAGCTCGATAAGACCACAAATGGGGCCTTGGATGGGTGGAATTGTCGAGGTTTTTTTGTCCTGCTATATTAAGTAGGTTCGTTAATAAGACCAAATCGCGGCGCGTGGAAGAGTATCAAGATGAATGAAGCGCTTGCCGTGATCGCCTTTCTGCGAAATCCCTACTCCCGAGAACCCGATTCGACGCGCTTCCTCGACTAAGGCGAGCGCACGCGGTCCGTAAATTCGAATATCCGCGGCCTTCGATTGCAGATGAGCGCTTTTCGGGTATCCGCCTTCGCGTTTATTATGTTCTTCGCAACGAGCGCCAGATGTAACCGGAAGCGGTCCGAGTTTGTCGCGCAATAGCTGAAGCATTCGCATGAACTCGTCGTCCATATGCGAAAGGCCACAACCGCATTTGCACTGCATTTCGGCGCGGCTAAAGTTAGGCGTAATCATGTCAAGCATGAGCGCCCCCGCCGTAGCGATAAAAGTTCTCCGTAATATAAGCGCCCAGCTTCACAATTTCCCCGCCATCGACTTTTCATACTCGGCGAGGATCTTGTCGTCGAGGTCGTTTTCAGTCGATTTGACGAGTTTTTCAAGGAGCAAAAAAACTACTTTTATGAGTAGTTTTTCGCTCAAGAATGAAAGCGCCATGGTTTTAACGGTTCCCGCGATTACGGGTGCAAGTGTTGCGATCATTATTTTCTCAAGTTAGCGAAGATAAAATCTTTTTGAGATTCTAATTCGCGTTCAATGTTATCAAGACGCGCCGACACGTTTGATATGTCCGATGCCATTTTGACGGTCGAGTCTTGCGTTCTTATTATGAGCGATTCAAATTTTTCTTGATTTAATTTGCGTTCGCTTTTCGCGGATTTGCCTTCGTAGTGGATATACCATCCAAGCGCAACCAACATTCCGCACAAAACCATCTCAAGCAAACTAGCTTGAGTTAAAAGAACGTCTGCAAATCGATTTGGGATATCGGTCAAATCGGTTTGTGCTGGCATATGGTGATCCATTAGGTCGGTTCGCTAGGCCAAGTTACGTTCTGCAAATTTCCGTTATCGTCAAGCGTCGGCGTTGCCGTAGATGGCAAATCGCGCAAAGCTTGGCGATATGTTGCCCACTCTGTTTTTTTTGAATCTGTAAGAGGGGAATCTGGTATTTGTGTAAAATCAGAAGCTTTTAGTAAAATATTTCTAATTCTTCGCATTTCGAAATTTGCATTCATCATACACCTCCTAAATATTTAATTGTCATTGATGCATCACAAGCATATGTACTCATTGCACCTGAACTACTTACGCGAAATTGAGGGTTTACTGTTGTTGTTTGACTAGCACTCGCTAACACTAAACCGCCCCCCATAGTGCTGAAATTCAGATCGTCATCATTTCCCGAAGTATGAAAAGTATCTGCGAAATATCTTGTACCAGTTCCACCAAAATCAATTTTCCCGTCTGCGTATGTGTAACCCGCTCCAACTCTTACGTTTATCTGACATAAAACTTCATACCTACCCGCAATATCAAAAGTAATGGTGACTGTCCCGGTCCCTGTCATGGTAATAAAATTTGTTGTAATATTATTTGTGACTGCAGAGGGAGATGTATAAGTCGCACTTGCACTAGGGTTCCACGAGGTCCATCTTAATGCACCCCCCAGATAGTTCATTCCAGACAAACCACCATTTAAAATGGCACGTTTTTGACCTTCTGACGTAGTAAGTGTCCCACTAGAAACATCAAAAGTACCGCTTCCCGGCCCAGCTTGGACAATTGCTTGCTTTTGAGCCGAGGAAGTCGTAAAAGTTCCACCAGAAACATTAATCGACGACGTACCTGTATGAATAATTGTCCCATCGTCATTAATTTCAATCTTTGCGGACGCGTCGTCGTTTTGTATTACAACATCGTTACCGGAATTCGGTTTAATTATTCGATCTGCCATTAGATTACCTCACAAACTGAGAAATTTACGTTTTGATAAGACCCGTCAATCGTTGCGCTTTGCATTTCTGGCGCGTCCAATAAATAACAAAATCCGCTGTATTCTTGCGCTTCGCTTTGTGCCGTCGGCATCCCTTGAAGCGCGGCAATCGGAAACGGTTTTGAGCGGAAAGCGTAATAAAAATCAAAAAGATTATTTGCTTGCGCGATTGGCAAAACTGCATCGATGGTGAATTGTTTTGCGACGTTTTTAGGCGTTTGACGATATCCGCCGTTGATCAACGGTTTGCGAATTGAAAAATCTTTGAGTGCCTTGGAAAACCCTATTTGTGGATTTTCCAGGCTTATGCAAGCAGAAGCGCGAACAATCCCGACACGTACCGGATTCTTGATCGCGGTAATCGTTCCATCCGTTACCGTTCCTGAAAGCGTTACGTCCGCGTTCCCCGTTCCTTGTCCGACGATTTTTGTGACTTGATAATCGACCCCGCCAATCGTAACCAACGATCCGACGCGAACATTCCCATGACTAATGCAATTCACTACCGCGTCAGATGAATCGTCAAAACGTCCGGTCGCGCCGCTCGATTGATTCCATTTCGCAATCGCATTTCCTTCGATCGGCGAGTCTTTGAGGTCGTCTTGAGATTGCAGAACGATCCTAATCGTTCCCGCACCCAATGCGGACCCGTCAAAATTATTTTGAATCGCGTTCTCAGTCGATCCTAAACCAAGCTCAAGAATCACCTCTTCCTCGCCACCGTCTCCGAGCGTGAGATTTGCTTGAAGCTCAAGCGTATTTGGTGCGCCCGTTAATGGATCGCTTAACGTGGTGTCGCTTGTCAGCGGTGACGTTAAAACCGTACCCGTAAAACCCGAAATCGTAAACGGATCGAGCGAGCAAGGAATTTGCTGATCGTTATTGCGTCCAAGTATTTTGAGCGATGAAAATTTCGTTGTGTTTAGAACCTCGCTGTAAGTAAGGGAGTTGTCAGAATCGGTAATTTCGATGATCGCATTGTCCGCCATAAGTCCCGAAACGAATACCGCCTGAACGCCCGCGCTTATGGTCGCAGTTATGGTCGCACTCGCCGAATTCGCCATGAATACGTTTTGCGGAATATCATTTGATACATTAGAAACCGCATAACTCGAAGAAAACTGAGCGCCAGATGAAACGGAAACCGCGGTGATTTTGTCGTCGTGTAATATCTTCATTCTTGGACGTAGGGCGTTAGCGTTGCGTCGCCTTCGATGGTTGTCGTAAGATCGTTAAAGTTCCACTCGATTGATCGGATGATCATGTCCACGTTGACGAATTCATCGCGTCGATTAAAAACAACCCGATCTCCTGGTCGCCAATCATCGTGCAAATCGTTAATTTCTGCGTTGATTGAACCTTTTTGATAAAAGGTTTTCATCGCGGTGACGATTGGATCGAGGATCGAACTCGCTTGATCGATTCCCGTAATTGCCGCGTCAAAGTCCAAGTTTTTCCCTGTATCGTCTAAAACTTGAACTCTTATGCCTTCAAGTTCATTAAGTCCCGCGCTTCCGAACGAATTAAAATATTTGAAGTTACCTCTTATGCGATTAACTTCTTGCGGTCCTCGAATGACAATATTTAAAACATCGTTTTCGCTAACGGTTCGATAATACGCTGACGATGTTGCTGGCGTGTGCGCTTTGTCAATAATCGTTAATTCGCGATCTCCATCGGTTTGCGAGGGCAAAATAAAATATTGATAGTTGACCGATAAACAAATTTTTTTAAATTCAGTAAAGGAATCGACTGAACCCTCTTCCAAAATAAAACTAACAGTCGGCGAAGTGCCTGTTTTGTTCGAATCGACCGAACTACTTTCCAGCATATAAAAATAATCATTGGTAATGGTTGGAACCCCCCGACCATCGCGGCTAGTGCTGTAAACAATGAATTCGGCAAAATTTAAAAACGTCGTTCCTCCTGTTGCCGCGACTTGCGTTATGGGATTTTGCATCCCAGTCCCGCTAAATTGAAACGCTGTATCAGAAGCGTATGCATGGGTTGATTGATAAGCTTGAATATTTCCTGAATTTATATTGCCGCCGTCGTCTCTTTGATCGTGCGAATATCTTACGTTTCCGGTGCTTGTCCATGTTGAAGCATTACCATTAACCAAGATCGTCGGCGTTGTGCTTGTAAGGTTGTCAAAATATAAAACTGTTTGAACCGCTGATCCGCTAATATTGTCAAATAGATTTGCTTCTGAATCGTCACGATAAGCTTTTGATTTGTCGATTGTTCCATAATAAAACGGTATTTTTTGACCGGATGTTTGTATTTCTCCTCCCGTACTCCATCCGACGCCTGTCCCGCTCCTTATTTGTCTAATCGAACAGCGCACCGATTCAGAATCTAGCGTTTGTATGAATAATTGCCCTTCAAATAGGTTGTAAACGCTTTGATATTTAATCCCGATGTAATAAGGCCCATTATCAGAAAGTATTTTTGCGTAGTTCGATTGTCCGAATGGATGATTTGGGTTGTTCGGTTCGTTTGATATAACAATCGTCGCGCCACTCATTTCAATTTGTCCCGATCCCGTATCTTGTAATTTGAGATTCGGAGCGCGTTGGATGAATCCATGATAATATTCGCCGTTTGCGCCAATATGCCCATGATCCGAAATATAATATTTCGCATTCGTTCCCGCGGGGTTGTCGGCTGTCGGCGTGACCATTTCGATCTCGACTTCAAGCGAAGGCATCTTGCGAAAATTGCTTAGATTCTAACGCGGCAAATTCGCCGAATTGCTGGGCGCGTTGCACGACTTCGACGCGTAAATCGGAAAGCGCTTGATCGATTTTGCGTCCCGTCCCGTCGTAGATGTTGATGATCACGCCTTGAGCAAGATTGCGGTTTGGCGTGACGTTCCCTCCGTATTGGCCCATGGTGAGCAATTCGGGACCGCGTTCTCCGACAAGATACGTTTCGCCTGGTCGAACATCGCCACCCGCTTGTCTTTCAGGATAGTTTTGCGATGCGATTTTGCCGACGTTTGCAATCGCTAAAGCGTAGATCGTACCCGCGGCAATTGGGCCAAATACGCCCAATTGCGCGAAAGCTTTTGACGCGGCTTCCGCGGCATTGATAGTTACATTCGCAATCGCCGCGGCTTTATTTAAGTTAAAAAGTTCGCGTGATTCGTTGGCAAGAGTCGAAGTCATTCCCGCAATCGTGGAAATGGTAGATTTTGCAACTTCACGTGTCAGCGCTTTTTCTGCTTCAGCTTCTTTACGCGCTAATTCTTGTTCTTGCGTGACGCGTTGCTCAAAAGCCATAAACGCTTCCATTTGCGCCTGCTTTTCTGCTTCTAATGATTCCGCTTGTAATCGATTTTTTTCTTCAATATGTTCTCGAAGTTTAGCCGCGGACTCGTCCATAACCGCCATCCCCTCGCCATAGAGCATTCTTTGTTGAGCGAGCTTTGCGTTCAGGTTTTCTTGCGCGATTGCGGCATCGTTTGCGGAGTTTGTTTCTTGGATTTGTGCTTTGACCGCTTCAATTTGTGCAGCTTTTTGCTCTTTGATTAAATTAATTTGAGCGCGTATTTCATCGCGTCTTTTTGCAAGTATTTGAAATTGTTTTTCTGCTTCAGCGCGAACCTCTTCCTCGGTTTGAATTACGTCTTCTAATGTTGCTCCAAAAAGCTTAAATTCTAATGAAACCGCTTTGCCTGTTTTCCTTAATGAATCAAATTCGTTTATTTGCTTTTGAATAAGTTCAAGAAGTTCGGGCAAAGGTTTTGCGGCTAATTCTGCTTTCTCGAAAAAAGGAGAAAGCGCATCGTTTGCGACTTGAATGACTGGACTAAAAAACTCAAGCATAGAATTTTTTAGAAGCGTGATCCGATCATTAAACTGTTCAGTTGTTCGAATGCCTTTTTCGTCAATAACTCCGCCATAAGTTTCTAAAGCTCGCCCCGCGCCTTCAATCGCTTCCCGTCCTTGCGTTAGAAACGCAAGCATTCTCACGCCTTTTTGACCGAAAAGATCGTTTGCAATTGCCGCTTCCTCGCCAGAATTTTTTATTCTTTTGAATCCTTCCGCGGTTCTTAATAAGAGTTCATCAAGAGGGAGCAAATTCCCAGACGCATCCTTGAAAGAAACGCCTAAACGGTTAAAGGCATCAACTGCACTCGTAACGCCTTCAAACGCTTCTCCGGATTTGATTGCGAATTTGCGAATTGCGGCATCAAATGCGCCGATTTCGGTTCCGCCTAATTGCGCCGCAAATCTAAATTTTTGAACGCTATCCGTTCCAATATTTAGAGATGTCGCAAGCTTGCCGATATCGTCTGCGGTTGATCGCAATTTCCCCGCTAATGCTCCAAGCGCGGCGGTTCCTAATAAACCCGCAACCGCGGTTTTAAGACCGCCTACGGATTTATTGAGATTACCCATCGATTTACGAACGCTTGCAAAGGCCGCTTTCGTTTTATCGATTCCTCGGATTTCGACTGTTGTCGCTACGCTCACGTTTTGCTTTCAAATTAAAATATGCGATCCAGCCCTTTAGCTCGCACTCGGAAATCTCCAGGATTTCCGAGACGGTCTTTTTAAGCGCTTCCGCTAATTGGAAGAGAACGAAAAGTTCTGAATCGCTATTCAGTTTTTTTCAATCTCGTCAATCGAAGGCGAGATTTCATTCATCCGCTTTGAGATCCATTCCAAGACTTCGCCGTCAGTTTCATCAACCAATTGATCAAGTTGATTCATCTGGAAAATCGGCTTACCGTCTTTATCTCTTGCGCGGAATATGATCTGAGACGCGGTCGCTTTGTCGAATTCCTCTTTCATGTAATGCTTGAGGACAATCGATTTCTGCGATAAGCGCATCGACGATCGGAAGTAAATGGTTATTGATTTCCCGCTATCGTCAGTCCATTGCGGAACCTCAAGCGAATACAATTCGCCTGAGAGACTCGCCTTGAAATGATTCTTTGCGGCTTTTAATACGTCCATCCTTACGAGTTATTTAAGGTCAGAACTCCGGTTCCCTGAAACGTAAACGAAAACCCAATCGGGCTATTTAACGAAGACGTAATCGAAAAACCCGTCAGAACAATCTGCCCAGAATAGAAATCACCGCTTGAAGTCCCGACCGGATACAACTTGATATAAAAAGTCGTATCACCCGCCGCGAGCCCGGTTTGAATTGATTCCATCGAGGTATCGTCGTCGTTCCATAATGCATCCGCACTACCTGAGAACGAGGTTTGACCAGGAATAAAAGTTTTTCCGAGCGCGGTTCCCATTGCGCTGGTTTCAATCGTGTCAGCCGCTTGTTCCAGCGTCCAAGATTGAAGCGATGCAATCGCTGAGTATGTTGAATCATCCGGTGACGTTTGGAGAACGCCACCATTTCCGCTTGCTGCTGCCATAATGGTTTCCTTTCAGATTAAAGCGCCGCGTCTGGCGCGTTCTCCGCGTTCTGATACACAACCGTGTAAGAGTGCGCGATTTTCCCGATTCCGGTCTTGCCGTCACCGGATAAAGTAATCTCAACGCCTGACAAATAAGAGTCTTGCGCGAGGTTATTGATTTCTATATCACCCGCCATTGCGACCTCGACCTCCTTCCCGATTGCGTCCATCGTGTCATCGATGTTCGATGATGCGCTGGCGTAGCCTTCGATTATCAAAGTCAGATCGCGACTCACGTTACGAGTCCCGCCCATCGATTGAATGCCGACTGATTCCTCTTGCGTATAGACGCAAAGACCTGGAAGACCTGCGGATTCCATCGGATAGATGCGCGACTGAAAAACATTCGATCCCGTCGTCGATAATCCCGTCAACGTCGTTGCAACCCGTTCGCGGATTTGCCGTCGTAAATGATTCGCCATTAAGTTCTCAACCTGAGATTCGTCATTCCTTCGCCGTCGGGTTGCACTTCTACAATCGTGTAGGTCGTTCCCGAAATCGCGATTGTGTCGCCTTGCGCCACGTTATTAACATCGCTGGATCGAACAATGGCGACGGGAGTCGAAGTCTCGACCCCGACCTCGCCGCCAACGTCCTCGAGTGAATATTCGTTTTTCAAGAGTGCGGTAATCGTTGACGATGATCCGGCGCTTGTATCCGTAAAGGTCGCATCTGAAATGCCGAAATCCTGCAAGAACTCCAACCGCATTTCATCGTCTTCGACTGCCATTACTCTTTTTTCCGTTTCTTCGGTTTCGTTTCAGACTTTTCCAAACCGATGGATCGATTTGAATCCGCCTTAACCGCTTTTTTCATTGCGAGTAAAGCGTCCGCGTCCTCATCCGCCAGATCATGAGTTGATCCAGCGGTGAGGTGTTCGCCCTTTACCGCGCAATCGCTAAGAATCGCGACTTTCATCAGGTCGTCAGATCCAAGCAAGCGGCGAAACTCTGAGCGTGACGGACCGCGACATCAACCTCTTGATGTACAACGATTCGAACGCTTCCGCTCGCAGAGTTGGTATAAGGATCAATCAGAACATCCGGTCCACCTCCGAAAACGCCGAGCATAAGCTGGGAGAAGTCGCCAAAGATCAGAGCAGAACAAGATCCTGATGTTGATCCTTTGGTCAGATCCGATGGGACGTTTGTGGTGATTCCGATGTCGTATCCATACAAGTTATTGTAAGGATCATTCATGATCATGTGGGAATCGGTTGAAGCGACTCTGACGGTGTTCGCCATTTTGCTTTTGACCTTTGGATTCGTAAGAAATGCGAGCGTATCGCCATTGATTGCGGCGTTATCGATCTCGACCTCTTTAACTAAATCCGTAACCGCGGCCCATGTAGGAGCGCCACCGTTGGTTCCAATTGCCACGCTACCGATTCCGGTCGTCTTTGTGATTCCGGTCGGCTCGTTGCTGGCATCGCCCTCGATTGCCACGTCCTCGATCTTATTCGCTACTGCGGCCAGAAGATCGTCGCGCACGATTTGCTCGATGCTAGGATCAGACTCAAGGAGAAGCAAACGCGATACGTCGGTGCGAGCGCCAAGCGTTCGACCTACCATCGTGATTTGCGCCGTCGTTTGAGTTTGATCGGCTACGCTTCCAGACTCCGCAACAAATGCGGCGGCGGCTCCGGCGCTAACCTTCGGGATTTGGATTTTGGTATTCAATCCCGACATGATGCGCATTCCCAATCCTGGCAGAACCATTCTTGCGCGTAATGCGGTCACAAACTCATCAGCAAGCTGGACGCTAGGAGCAAAGAATCCACCGGAAGCATTAGTTCCGACGGTAAGCTCTCGCTTCATCGCAGGATCGTAATCTCTCCAAGCAAAGTCAGGGATATAAAATCCTTGAGGTTGCTTCCCTCTTTTAAGCGCGACTTCTTGATTCATTTCGGCTTCGAATCCGGCTCCTGACCAATCGCCACGGCTTGCGGCGTTCAACGCTCTTAGCATTGAATAGGTGCGCTTTTCTTCAACGGGCTTCATGACGGGTTCAGCGGCTGAATCAAGCGGCTTACTTTCGATATGCTCAAGAAGAATTCCGCGGAACTCTTCAAGACTTGTATTTCTTCCGATTGCTTCGTCGGCTAAATCGCGTTTGTTATGACGCGCCGCCAAAGCGAGTATTTCTTTATTGGTCTTTGAGCGTTCCGCCAAAGCCTTTTCAATATCGCGAGCGCTAACTTGCTCGACTGCTTCTTGATTTTCCATCGTCTTAACTTCCTGTTTTGATGGTTCTTGTAATACTTTCGCTCGATTCACTCCGACGCTAGTATCGGCGGGGACCGAAACGACTGAAATCTCCATAATCCGCGTTGCTACGCGGTAAACTGAACGCCCCTCGATTTTCTCGTCTTGTTCTTCCATCGACCTGATCGAATAGCCAATCGAGATATTGGAGAGGATACCGTTTCGGATTTGCTCAAGCGTTTCGCGTTGTAGCTGGGTTGACGTTCCCAATCTAATGACCGCACGACTTTTCAGGTCGCCGTCGCGTTTGACGCTTTCCACAACTCCAAGAACTCGCTCCGCGTCATGCATAAACAAGACGGGAGCGCGACCGGATTCCAGGAAAGAAGTGTCCATTCTTTCCTGATCAATTATTTCGTAACCAAACTCGCGCAAAACGGGTTCCTCGCTGACGAAAGCGACGTTGAACCTTGTTTTCTCTTTGTCGTCTTTGCGAAGTCGAACGGAGCGATAAAGAATCGTCGAATCTGCTCGCTCGTCCTCTTCCTCGTCCTCGCCATAATGCGCGTTCTCTTCCATGTCCATTTCCATTTCTTCCTCTTCATCATCATGAATTTTTGCGTATTCGATGATCACCGAGTCGGGTGTTTCCTCGACTCCGATTACATGGCGAGTTTGGTTTTCTAGATCACTCATCTTTGCCCTTTGTGCTTAGTGGATGCGCTTCTGGTAAAAGATCGGTGTCATGCTTGCCACCTCGGAAGCGTAAATTTCTCAAAACATACAGAAATGAATTGACGCGAGCGTATGCCCAAGATTCAGCGTTGCCAATATTTGGACGAACGCTGGACGGGTTCGTCTTATAGGCGGCGACTCCGCGCTCGAACACGATCTCAAGCGTCCTCAAGGTCGTTCGTTTCCGCGGGTCATCGCCTACTTTTTCGCGATGTTCTTCCAATTTATTTTCAAGCGCTTTTTTGATCGCTTGATTTTGTATCTGCCTTTGGTGCGGTTCGATTGCGGGTTTCAACCTGGAAAGCGGAAAAGCGACGACGCGATCCGATTCCTCGTAATTCCCATCGGTCAAAACGTAAACGCGGATTCGAGCGACTGGATTTTCAAGAGTCGCTTCGACTGTTTCCTCCCCGACTTGCGTTTCTCCCTCGGTCCGGATTGAGACAATCCGACCGAGAAACATTCCCTTTGTCGTCCGCCAATTGACGAAATCGCCGACTTTGAAATTATGATATTCCTGGCGCTGACGTTCATCGATCTTGTTTAATTCTGCGACTTTGCGATCCGACCAATCGCGCCCTTCGAGATATCCCCACAAAAAAGAGGCGATCAATCCAGCCCCGGGGTAACCGTCGGCGGATTCGTTACCGAGTTTGTTTTTCGAGACTTCAAGATCGACCGCATGGCGAGCATGAAAAGAGCGCATCCGTTTTACAACGTCAGGCGATAGCTCTTGACGCTTTGCGAGTTGATTCGCTCGGCGCACTCCGACAAGCGTTCCTCCGCGTTTGAACTCGCGTCGCCATTCAAGCCCCTTGATTGCTCGCCTTTGCATCGCTTGAGTTGGTGTCAAATCGATTTCCTCGCCCTTATAAATCATCGGAATCGGTTTCGGGTTGCGCTGGTAACTTCGGCCCGAGCGGTAACAAGTTCAAATCAAGTCCAAACTTTTCCGCAAGTTTCAGGTCCGCTTGTATCTGAGAAAAAACCGCTTCGGAATCGCGACCAAAATTTGCTTGGATATCGCTTGGAGAATAAATCCCGTTTTGCATTCCCTCGACGAACGCTTTTATTTCTTTTTGCGGATCGATTGGAGAAAAGCCCCGCCCCTTGAAATGGGCGGCGCTTGCAAATTTATCGTATCGATTATCAGGAAACGGAATCACGCCTTTTGCCATTCCAATCGTCAACCATTCTCGGAAGATCGGTTCGGCGACATGCTGAATCATAAAGCGTTGTAAAACTTTGAAATGGTCGCGTTCCTCGGTTGCACCTTGACGAATTGATGAGTAGCTTACGCCTTCGAGATTGTTCGAAAGCGAAACGTATGAGATGCCCAGACCCGACGCGATTGCTCGCAAAACTGCTTTGTGAAAATCAGCAAATGCGGTCATCGGGTGATCAGGCGACCAAGGCTGGATCTCGGTTCCAGGTTTTAATTGAGTAATCGATCCAGGTTCAACGTCCATGATGGGCGCAAGATCGGCGTAATCGTCTCCATCGTATGCGACTCCATCGGGCGAGCTTAGAAACAACGACTTCGACGCCGCCAAGCGTGCCGCGATCAACTCCGCTTGCAGATACCCGTTGAGCATATGCTGGGAATCCATTACGGGCGCGAAATGAGTTACGCCCCGAGTTTGTTGCGAACGCTCTTGCGTAAATATATGAAGGATTTCATTAGCTGGAACGCGAACGCGTCCGTTTTTGCGATAGCCATACCCCAGATCGTCGTAAGGATGCGACGGGCCATTGAACAGATGATATGCGACAGGGCGATTAAAATTATTAATCTCAACGCCCATGATGATCCGATTTCCCGTTGTTTTTTCGGTCGTGTTGTAATCTTCATCGAGAAAATCCGGTTCGATTAACTGAACCGCGTATCCGTAATCGTTGTCCGCGTTTCTAATATGTTTGATCAGAACCTCGCCGTCGCGGATCAATCCATCAATCACGAGATTTTGCAAATCGATCCAAGAATATTTCCCCGTGACATCGCAGATTCCCGCTCGGCCCCATTCGCGCCAGCGTGATTCGACGATATCGTTCCCTTGCTGATCAAGCTCGCCGAGAATCTCGTTTGGTCGCGGAATATTCCGCGCTTTGCTTTGGAAGTGCAGACCGTTCTCTCCGACAACATTGGTGCGGAATATTTGAAGCGCCCTTTGCGCGTAGGGTTCATTTCGGCAAAGCTCGCGTGCGCGATCCCTTAACGTCCGGATTGAGTTTCGGATTTCCTTGTCCGCGCTGGACGAAGGCGAAAGAAAGTCCGCCAAAAGCCTTGAAGCTTTGGCGGCCTGATACGACCGAGCGTAGATCGGCTTTTTAATTTGTTTGTTTTCCCGCCATGTCCGCGGATCGTACCAGGCCATAATCAGAATCCGTTAAAACGTAATAAAATGTTTTGATCGGTGCGCTGACCCGCTTCCGCTCTTGTTTTATTGATCTTCGATTTCACTTTGCCCTCGTAGAAATCAAGCTGAGTACGAACGTCGTCCATGCTTTTCAACGTGTTCGAGCGATCAGAAACCGAATAAGAATCGGTTAGCTTTTGCGCCAACGATTCGAGAGTCGCTTTTAAGTAATCGACCATCTTCTCGTCATGATCACGAGGATCGGCGGTCGATGTTGCGAGGTTCGCCAGTACTTCCCAAATACCTGACGCAATCTCGATGCGCTGGTTATCGCTTGAGCGAGTTATGAACGCGTTCCAGTTGTAAGTTCCCGCGGTCAAACTAGCAGTGTTTGCGCTTGGAATCTCGATCAGGTATTCGCTCCCGCTTTCAGTTGCGGCAAGAGTGAAGTTCGTCGAACCCGCGCCTTGCAAACGTGCTTCGTATGAAAGCGCATAGCTCGCCAACGGATAATCGCTTGCGAGATCGTCGCGTTTCCATACCCATCGATCACCTACCGTGAGAGTTTCAGGTTCGACGTTCGGATAGTTCGTTGAGTCAAATAAATTTGCCATTTACCACTTAGTTACAAAGTTTTTGCGCCTTCTCGGTTGCATCGGTTTTTCCCTTCGAACCTCGCTTAATTTAGAAGCGATTTTGCGGGTGTCCGCGTTAAGCGTGTGGAACGCGGCGAGGTTGTAGACGAGTAAGTCGAGTGCTTCGTTTCGAGTTCGGATTTTCTTAAATTCGGTTCTTGGGATTCCTCGACTGTATCTTGTAACGAGTTTTTCGGATGTAAGCTGGCGGATAAACTCGTCATCTGCGAAATCTCCGATATGAAAATATCCTGGGCCGATTTCCGAGTTTCGGAGACGCGTGAAGAGAATTTGTTTAATTGTGTTGACTCCGAGCGGGAAGACATTAACGCGTGCGGCGTTATTTTTACTTGGTCTTCCGACAATGGGCCGATCTGATCCTCCAACGCCTTTCCCGATCCAAACGCCATTTCCGCCCATCGTTTGAGCAAAGCGGTAAACTCGGTCCGGTTCATAACCTGAATCGAGAATAGTACGAACGATTCTGAGATCATTTCCGGTCGGATGTTTCCATGCTCGTCTAAGATATTTTCCGAGTTCGTTCCAGACTTTTTCTCCGGTTGGCGCTCCGTAAAAAATCGCGAGGTCCAACATCCAAAGCTCGTCCAAATGCCCGTGACCGCATACGAGACATTCGATCCGATCCGATTGAACATCGACGCCAGCGGTGAGTAATGAAATATCTCCGTGCGGAATCTCGTCATCATATTTTTCAATTCTCGAAAATAAGTCATGTTCGTCTATATCAACCGCGTCCTCTTCCCACGTTTCGCCGAGCGCCGTGTTTATGAAAACGCGAAGCGATTCGGTCCCGTGCGCTTTTGCTTCTAGAAATTCCCTGACAAGTCCTTCGAGACTTGTCCAGGGTGAGGAAAGTGCGTTGAGCGAGAAACCCGCGATCCCGTGAAAAACCGATGTCGCGTTCCAGCGTCCGTTTTTGATTTTTTGCTTTCGCTCGATATCGGTCCAAGCGGTTTCGCATTCCTCGCAGATGATCCGCGCCGTTTCGGGTTTGTCTTCGTCCCATTGAACATGCGACCACTTGAGCGCTTGCCAATGACCGCAATCGCATTGAAGTTCGAAAAATCGCTGATCGCTTTGCTCGAATGCCGCTTCGATTCTTGACGCGCCTTTGATCGTCGGTGTTGAAAAAAGCGCTATCTTTCGATTGAAATAATTCTGAGTTCGACGTATGCCCAGATTTATAGGATCTCCCTCGGAACCCGCTGACGGCGGGAATCGATCTACTTCGTCCATTAATAAAATCCGAATCGGTCGAGAAGCGAGCGACGCGGGAGAGTTCGAACCCGCAATGCTTAATCTTGCACCGTTGAAAAATATCTTTTGAAGTATCGTATTGTCGCCGTCTCGACTTTTCGGATCGCCAATCAATTGCTTGAGCGCTGGCGTGTTTTCGATCATTGGTGCGAGTCGATCCATCGACCATGCCCTTGCCATTTCGAGAGTCGGTTGAAGAACGAGAATCGGCCCGTTTGCGTCGTGATGGACAAAATATCCGAGAATGTTGTTTAAAATCTCGGTCTTCCCGACTTGCGAGGATGTCATGACGACGATCCGCTCGACCGCGGGATCGTTGAACGCGTCCATGATCTCGCGCTGATATTCGGCGCGATCCGTTCGCCACTTCCCCGGATTTGGTGAACCGACTGGAAGAACTCGTTCTGAATCGCTCCATTGGCTAACCGTTAGCTTGGGAGGGGGTTTCAAAATCGCTAGGAGTTCCGAAGCGAGAGATGGTCGATCCAATCTCGCTAAGTGCCTCCCGGATAAGTCCCTCGACAGTTTCTTTACACTTTGTCGCATCGCTTTCGGTCGCTAGTATTCCCGCCACGCTGACGGGAATCGCTAGAAGTTTAGTTTTCGCCGCATGGAAAGCGCGTCCGCATTCTTGGAGAACCGCGTCGCGATCCAGCAAATCGCCTTCGATGATCTGGCGCTCACGTTGAGCGATCAGCGCATCCTCTTTCATTTTCACGTTGCGCCATTCTGAAAAATCAATTGGCTCATTTGATTTTTCTGGCATTTGAATCGGTCGCCCTAACGCTTTGGCGCTTTCAATCAAATCGAAAAAGCCTTGTTCATCGCGTTTGATGATTCCTTTTTTTTCACTTCTCGATATATGCGCTTTTGTGTATCGCGTCATTTTTGCGAGTTGTGATCCGTTACCCTTCATAGTTAATTTCGTTACTCCTGTAACTAAAAAGAAATCGAATT